CCGGAGCAAAAGAATACATTGCGGGCGAATACGGGTACACAATGAGCGTTGAAGGCATGTTCGAAGAAGATGCATCAGTTGGCGCGGGTATCAGTTGGAAAGAAATCATTACAGATTTGTTGGCCGGTACGGCCGTGACAATCGTGATGACATCAAATGTTTCAGGTGATTTGAAATTAAGCGGTTCAGCGTTTTTCAACGAATTAAATTTGACAGCACCGCAAAACGATGTTGCCACATTTACTGCATCAATCCAAGGCACGGGCGCATTGACCGTTGGAACAATCTAATTTTGAAATTGTTGCATATATTTGCAACATGAACACGATTACAATCGGGGGTGTTCAACACCCCCTTTTTTTTAACATGCGCGCCATTGAAAACATCATGGCCGAATTCAATTTGGAAGATTTCACGCAGTTGGGCGAAAACATGTCAACCAACAACATTGCACATTCATTGAAATTTGCAAGGGCATGCGCATATTTTGGCATTCAATCCGGATGCAAAAAACAAGGTGAAAAATTTTCATTTGTTGACATTGATGATTTTGCCGATTCAATCACATCATTCAGCGAAATTGAACCCGTTATTTTGTTGTTTACAAAAGCCGTTGAAGAATTTTTCAAACCGCGGGGCGGCACATCCGAAACCGTGGGAAAGTAGACGCGGCCGAATCGCAGTCATTAACATTTGACCGGTTGCGCGAAATCGCATTTGGTGAAATGGGAATGGATGATGATGCGTTCAATGAATGCCATCCAAAATATTTTCGGTTGCGGTTGTATGGGATGCGCGAGGCGCAACAACAACAATATCGCAATCAATGGGAATTGACGCGATGGATGGCCGCAACCATGATTTCACCACATTTGAAAAAGCCAATAAGCCCGCAAAAGTTAATGACATTTCCGTGGGAAAAATCAACCCATGATGATATTGTTGCAAAGGTTACGCGCTACGCGGATATATTTGCGAAGTTGACACCCATCGCCGAAGCATGAAAGCAATAAACGCCGTTTATAATATATTATCCAATAACGCAGCATTGACGGCGGTTGTTGGTTCAAATATCAATCCATTGCGAATTGTTCAGGGCGTGGCATATCCCGGCATCACAATTCGTGTTTCATCAGTTACGCCACACCCATCAAAAACCGGTTATTCATTGACCGATTGGGCAACGGTTGAAATAAATATTTTTGCAACCACATACACGCAAGCCGTTGAAATTTCCGAATTGGTTCGAAATGCAATGGAGGTTGACCCCGCGCAAGTTTTCAACCAAGTTTTTGTTTGGTTGGTTGAATATACCGGTGAATCACACATGAGTGATGACAATGCCGAAGAATATGGCGTGTACAATATTATTCAGGATTACACGGTAAGTTATAATCGCGTTGCGGTGTTGGAATCATTTTTGTTGTTGGAAGATTCACAATTTATTTTGTTGGAAACCGGTGATAAAATAATACTATAAAAAAATGTCATTAAGCGCGATAAATATTGTATTAAACGCCATAACCAGCGCATTCAACAAGGATGTCAAGGATGCGGCAAATACAATGGAAAAGGCATCAACAACGATGCAACAATCGGCCAATAAAGCCGGGCAAGCCATTGAACAATCATTGGGGTCGGGTCAATTGCGTCAAAAGATTGCAGCCGTAACAGCGGAAATCGACGAACAAAAACAAATCACCCGTGAATTCGTTTTGGAATTGGAAAAGTTGCGCCAAAAACGCGACATGATGTCCAAAATGGATGTGCAAGGTCAAAAGCAAGTCCGCAAAGAAATTGAGCAAACCAAAGCGGCCATCAAAGACCAATCAATTGCGGTTTCGGAATTGACGGCCAAAAAGCAAGGGTTTACACAACAATTGTCATCAACGAATCAAACTTTGTCCGGTTCACGCGCGGCATTAAATGGTTTGGCAACATCGTTTTCATCGGTTAGTTCTGTGTTGGCGATTGTCAATGAAGATAACAAAGAATTACGCAATGTTTTGATGGCCACCAATGCGGCGTTGAATTTTGGCGCGGCGGTGATGCAAGTGAAAGATTTGCAGGCGCAATTTGGGTCATTGTCGTCAGTTGTGACAAAGGTTGGCGCATTTATGGCGGCCAATCCGTTTTTGATTGGCGCGGCCGTTATTGCATCGGTAGTGGCATTGACCGCGGCGTGGTTTGATGATACCGACGCAATCCAAAAAGCGTATGAAGCGCAAAAAAAATATGCCAGCGAAGTTGAAGCATACAACAACCGCGCGGTCGCATATGTATTGAAGCGCATCGAATATGAAAAGAATTTAGCAAAAAAACGCGCTCAATTAGCCGGTCAAACCGAAGCACAAATTGCCCAAGTTGAAGTGGATTATTCCAAAAGGCGAATCGACGCAATGAAAAAATTTCAAAGTGAATTGTCACAAGATTCACAATTGCGGGTTGATTTGATATTGCAGATTGAAGAAGCGGAACGCGAATACAATTTGCAAGTTTTGGACATGAAGATTGCGGAAAAAAATGCGCGTCAAGAAAATGCCAAAGAAGCACAAAAAGAAGCCGATGCAATAAAGAAAAGCGGTCGTGAAGTAATTAAGGCCGAAACCGATTTGATAAATTGGTTGGAAAAGAAAAGATTCGATACCGGTGAAAAAGCGAAGAAAAGGGCGGCCGAACAAGCGAAACAATTGACCGGGGCAAACCTGATTGCCGGAACGGCGATTGCGCCAATTTTAATACCGGTAAAACTTGACCCGAAATATATTTCCCAAATTGTTCAAGATTTTGATAAGTTAATTCAAAATATGTCGCAAGCCGTGGAACAATTGGGCGAAGAAATTGCAATATCATTGGGCGAAACATTGGGAATGGCCTTGGCCGGTCAAGGCAATGGCATTGAAGGATTCATCCAAAGTGTTGTGGGTTCTTTGGGGTCATTTATTAAAACAGTCGGTAAAATGTTGATTGCCTACGGTATTAGCGTTGAAAAATTCAAAGCGGCGTTTTTGAATCCGGCGGCCGCGGTTGTTGCGGGTGTTGCGATGGTAGCATTGGGGACAGCGGTTTCAAGTCAAATCAAAAAAGGGCCGGGAGTTCCGGCGTTTGCGGATGGTGGTATTGTAAGCGGGCCAACATTGGGCTTAATGGGTGAATATCCCGGCGCGCGTTCGAATCCGGAAGTCATCGCCCCATTGGATAAATTGAAAGGAATGATGAAAACCGACCAATCATCGGGATTTGTTGCCAGCACTACAATACAAGGTCGCGATTTGGCAATTGTTTTGGAACGATATAACAAAGACAGTAAACGCGGATAATGGCAAGGAAATATTTTGGTTCGTTTTTTTCAATAACAAACAACGAATATCGGGTTGAATTGTGGGATGAACCGGCGGGTTCTTCAACATCCGGCGATGAATTGCAATTGGCCGGTGAAGGCATTAGCATTGAACGGCAAGGTGAAGGCGATTCAGTATATTCAAATTTTGTTCGACCATCACGCGCCATCGCCAATTGGGTCATTCCAACACAAACCATCATGGATGATTTTGTTGGCATTCAAACGCAAGCGGAAACCGCATGGGCGATGTTGGTATATCGCGACAATGCATTGATATATGTTGGACGCGTATTGGCCGACCAAATGACGCGTTTGCGTGAATCAATAGAATCCAAACCCATCATCGATTTGGTTGCGGTTGATGGCCTTGAATTGATGTCAGGGTTCAAAGTGAAATCATCATGGTTCACCGATGGCAAAATCACAATTTCGCAATTGTTTCGCCGTTGTTTGGAATCATTTGATTTGTCGGAATATTGGGTTGTTAATGGAACAAATAACGCCTATTTATTCGATGGAACATTGTTGCATGAGGCCAGCGCATCGCGGTTGGGTTTTGACATGTACAAAATCGATGAATACACCTTTTTGCAGGATTTTGACCCGTTCACGGATGTCAAGGTGTTTGATTCATATGGATGGCAAGTTGAACCAAATTATATTGATTGCCATCAAGCATTGGAAAATGTATTGTTGATGTTTGGGGCGCGTTTGACGCACGAACGCGGGGCATATTATGTTATTCCGTTCAATGCGTATGACAATGTCACATCAATTAATTTGCGCCAATATTCATATACGGGCCAATATATCGGAACGGCAACATATTCACACCGTCAAACAATCGGCAACGATGTTCGACCATTGTGGATGGCAAAACCGTCGTTGTATTATCAGCCGGCCGCGCAAAGTGTAACGGTTAACACGCACCGCCAAAACCTTGCAATTGCATCGCGGACATATCCAAATTTAACGACATCAACATTGTCGTTGATTGCCAATGATATTCCAACCGGTTCAACGCCCGACGATGCGCCAATCCGCATCCGGTTGATGGCCAAATCATTTAAGCGAAGCGAAACAATTGGTGGTGTTTTGTACACCGAAGATTCGACCGATGTTTACTATAATATTAGGTTGGTAAACCCAACAACATCAGCAACCCGCGTTTTGGATGCGAATGGGTATTGGGTTTCGGGTGGATTGGTGAATGTAATCAATCGCCAACCAACAAAGGATATCAAAGGCGGTTGGATTACATCGGAATTCGAATTGTCGGTAACGACAGCCCCGGCCGGATTTACGCGTTTGGAAGTGAACATGTTTGTTCACGGAAACATTTTGAATTATTCCGGAACGGGCAAATGGAAAAACGGAAATTCATCGGTGAAAGATTTTTGGGGAACAATTCAGGTGGCATTTGCCGACGAATCCCCATATCAAAACGCGGATTTTGTATTTGATAAAACCGAAGTAATTACAGCGTCAACGGCCAATTTAGTGAATTCAACACCAATTGTGATTGAATCGCCATATTATACCGATGTTTTGAAATACGGCGTTGGCAATTGGTTGGTGAACAATGGAACAACCGATGTGTTGGCTTCCGATTGGTATGGCGGTTGGGATTCCATCACCCATGGAACAATCACCAAAATGTTGGGATTGCAAATGGCATCAATTTACGCCAATTTTGTTCCGGTCATTCGTGGAACATGGATTGATTCAGGGTCATTGACGGCAATCAAAACTTTATATTTTGACAACTATGCGTGGGTATTGAATGGCGTCAAATGGAATGTGCGTTCGGAACAATGGGATGGTGAATGGATTGGTGTTTCACCGGTTTACACATTGACATCATCAACCGGCGAAGGATTAAAAGTTCAGCAAAGCACAACCGGAAGTTTAGGCGAGCGATTGAATTACATTGAATCGGCGGTGAGCAATTTGAATTCCGCGGTTTCAGTCATTCCCGAATTGGTGTTGGAAGATTTAATCAACAACGCCGAAGGCGCGCCAACATCGCAACCGACATTGAACACGCGTTGGGAAGTTATGTTGGAATATGTTGATTCGACCGAATTGGTTCGATGGCATATTCAGGAACACAATGCATCGGTGACATACACAGCCGGCACGCACACAATTACAAATGGTTATGAATTGATTTTGTGCGATACATCCGGAGGTGTTGTAAATGTCGATTTACCGAATCCAACATTGAGTAAGGGTAAAAAATACTATTTTAAGAAAACCACAACATCACATCAAGTGGTAATTACCGGCGGTGGGTATGACATTGATGGCAGTCCAACAAAGGTCATGACCAATCAATTTGAAACATGCAGCGTGATTTCCAATGGCGTTCAATGGTATTTGATATAAATTGTTGCAAATGTTAAATTGGCGGGCTTTAATTTTGGCGTATGGCCGATAAAAAAATATCAGCACTTGAAACCATTGTAACAGTTGACACCGGAACCGATTTGTTTCCAATTGTTGATTCAAGTGCCGGAGTGACAAAAAAAATCACACCAACAGCGTTGAAAACCGCATTATCATTGGATAATGTCAACAATACAAGTGATTTAAATAAGCCAATTAGCACAGCCACGCAAGACGCGTTGGATAATCGTGTAATTGAAAACGCGCCAATAACACCCGGCACGGCGGCAAAAATTACATTTGACGCGAAAGGGCTTGTAACTTCTGGTGATTCATTGGAAGAAACAGATTTGCCCACGGGAATAAACGCAAACAAAATAGGCACGGGCGTTGTAAGTACTACCGAATTTGAATATTTAAACGGGGTAACATCGGCCATTCAAACGCAGATTGACAGCAAACAAGCAACGCTTGTAAGCGGTACGAATATTAAGACCATTAACGGCACATCATTGGTGGGTAGTGGCGATGTCACAATTAATACAAATGCAAGCGGCGTATCGGGTGCAATTCAATTTAGCGACGGTAGCGCACTTGCAAGTGATGCGTCTAATTTGTTTTGGGATGATACCAATAATAGATTGGGTGTTGGTACGAATGCGCCATCAACGGCATTAGATTTAAGAGGCAGTTTAAACATTAGAAGAGATGGAACGAATTTCACTATGCGTTTGGGGAATCTTGGACAAGAAAATTGTTTTATAGATGCAAGTAATAACAATACATTTTATTTAGTTGACGCAACTTTCTCAAATAGTTTTATATTAAGCAATGTAGGGATAGGGCTTGGAGTTTCTCCGATTGCATCGACAAGAGTTGCAATCAAAGGCAGTGGCTCAACATCCGCCACAACATCTCTTTTGGTGCAGAATAGTGCGGGGGCTGCGAGTTTGCAAGTGACTGATGATGGCAGCGTTTACAATTTAGGGAAAAACGCAATAGCATCAAACACGGCATTTGGTAGATTGGCGTTAATTGCCAATACAACGGGGACGGGCAATACTGCAATGGGTCAATCTTCTTTAAATGCAAACAACACGGGCGTTTTTAATACTGCATTTGGATTTAGTACTATGTATTCAAACCAAAATGGAACAAGCAATGTGGCGGTAGGTTATGAGGCAGCGTTTTCCAATGTTTTTAGTTCGGGAATTACCGCTATTGGTTATCAGTCCTTGAGACAAGCCGGAGGCGCGAATAATACGGCAATAGGTCATTCATCGTTGTTTAATAATTCAGGTGCGAATAATACGGCAGTTGGTTATGAATCCGCAAGAGCCAACTCCTCAAGCACGGGTGTAACCGCAATTGGTTATCAATCTTTGCTTTTAAGTACGGGAGAAAATAACACGGCTTTGGGATTCCAAGCAGGGGACAACATTACTACAGGCGCAGGTAATGTTTGTATTGGTAGCGGGGCAAAACCTTTATCGGCAACCGCAAACAATCAATTTGTAGTTGGTAGTTCAACAATAAATGCGGGTTCAGTAACCACAGAATCAAACTTATCTTTGAAAGTTTGGAATGTTATAATCAACGGAGTAGCACAAAAAATCCTTTTAGCGTAAAACACTTAATTTTGTAAATATATGAAAGCAATTCAAATCAATACAAGCGTAAAGCTAACAAGCGGTTTATCAATCCCATCGGGTTCAGTAGTAGTAATCGCGGAAGGTTACGCCGATGTAAAAAGTCAAACACAACCCAATCCGATAACGGGCAAAGCGGCGTTTATCCCCGCCCAAATCGCAACCTTTGTTTTTGCAAGTGTACAAGCATTGGCAGAAGGCAAAGCCCCGATTCAAGGCATTGAAGATTTTAACACCACTTTTGCGGGCTTAGAGTTGACCGTTGCGGATTACGAAACATTGGCAGCCGAAACCCTTTTAATCAATGCGGTTTATTCGGCGTTAAATGCAATTTACCCCGCGCAGGTTGAAGTAATCACTTTGTAATGCAACACAGCGAATGGGCAACACCCACAACCGAAGAAGTGCGTGAGTTGGAATACACACAACTTGAAGAAAACAACGGCAACGGAAAGGGCAACGGAAACGGCAACAATTCTGTACCCATTAATGGCGGTATGTGGGTTGTTCTATTTGCAGTGATTATATTTGGACTCTTTACACAATTACGAATTAATAAGAATGAAACACCTTTATAATGATACCACGGCCGCGATTGCAACGGGCATTTCAACAAGTTCGGCAATCATCACTTTTGCCCAAAATTGGCAGCCGGTTTTTTCTCTTATTTTGGCCATTGTTGGTATTGTATCGGGTATTTATGCAATCCGGTATTATTCGAAAAACATTGATAAACTTGACAAAAAATGACCGCCGCAAAAAAAGCCGTTAACGCAAACGCATTGCCCGTTTCGTTTGACCAATTCAAGAAAAACCCCGTAGCCGCCGTTGCATTTTGTATGTTGGCCGCGGTTTCATATTTATACTACGATGTCAAAAGTTCGTACACCGAACAAATCGAAAAGGCCAACCAAAAAATCGACCAATTAGATTTGAAAGTTGACCGGATGTCATCGGCTTTGAAAAAATCGGATTCAGCATTGAGCGCAGCAATTACGGAATTACGCATCATTAACACCGTTAAAAAACTATGAAACACATTTTGACGGCCTTTGTTGCCATTATCTTTTTGTTAGAGATGGTTTACCCCGTCGGGGCTGTAAACGCGCCCAATGTGGACGAAATTGAATTGATGTTGAAAAAGGTTGAAAACAACATGAAAATGGCATCGGCCGTGGTTTCAGTTGCAAAAGCCAAAGGCGAAGCATTGGTTGAATCCAAGGTCGAAGAAAAGGCCGAATTAAAACAAGCCGTTGAAATGGCCGAATCAAAAGTGGCCATTTACGCAACAAAAATGTTGGAATCCGGAATTGATACGGCAACAATTGACAATGGGCCAATCTACAAAGGGCCTTTGTATGAAGCATTTTTGGAATATCAAAAAAATGGTGGCACGGATGATTTTGAATTTTTCCGCGTTTATATTTACAAATAATGGCAAAAGCAAAATCAACAACATCGGTTGGTAAATGGCAACCAAAAGCAAAGCGCAAAAACAAGGGCGTTCACTCAAAAAATAACAAACCCGCAAAAAGGTATCGCGGTCAAGGACGATGAAAAGAATTTTAGAAATATTTAAGGGCGACAAAGGTGAATTCAGTTCAAAAAGATTTGTCGGCATTATCGGCGCATTCGTATTGTTCGGAACAATGGCCCACAATTCATTGTCACCCCAAGAAATCGCGCCATCAAAAGAATTGGTTGAATCCGTGGAATGGGTTGTGATTTTAACATTGGGTTTCACATCCATTGATAAATTTTCAGGCAAAAAGGATGCGGAAAATTGATTTGACAATTTTGTTGGTGTTGTTGTTGGTGTTTGGCGGGTTTGTTTATTTGAACTTTGCTGTTCCACGCCCCACAAATGTTGTGCATGGCCCAGCCATCCGGATTGTCCAAAAAGAATTGGATACATTGGAAATCATCAAACGCAAATACATCACATTACACGACACGCAACAAATCATTAATACCAAATATGAAACATTATATTTTGAGCATCGCGGCGATACTGATTGCAACACAACAAAACGCATCATCGCAATGCATCGATTCCTTGACAGTTGCGCAAAGTAACTTTTATTTAATCAAAGGCGCGGAGGCGCGCGAAAATTTGGCGTTATGCCGTGAATACCGGAAATTAGATGCCGAAGTGATTGCCCAGCATGAAAAGATTCAAAACAAATTGTTGAATGAATTGCAAAAGCGCGATGATAAGTTTTTGAGATTGAAAAAAATCACAATGGCCATTGGCGTGGCCCTAATTATATTTGTAATTATATGAAATACCAAAGACAGCAAATCGAAATGGCAATGGCCAAATTGGGCCACAAATATTTCACAAATGGGGAATACAATGTGAACATCATTGGCATCCGGAACAGTTCAACGGGCGACAAAGTCACCAACGCGTTTGATGATTTATTGACCTTATCATTTAAAGTAAATGGCGAATGGGTGTTTTATCAATGGGATGCCACAACCGAACCCGGCAAAAAAGGCATTTTAGAGGGCAAAGCGGCCGGCGGTGTTTCTTTTGTTGTTCCGGGTCAATATCCGGGTTCACATGCAATTGGTTTGCATCAAGGCAAATATGAAGCATTAAAGCAATGCGGGAATATCAAAGTTTATCGCGATGGCGACCGTGATTTGGTTTTTGACAAAGACAAAACAAGTGAGGGTGTTTTTGGCATCAACATTCACAAAGCCGGCGTGGATTCAACATTTGTTGAAAATTGGTCGGAGGGATGTCAAGTTTTTAAACGCGAAGCGGAATTCAATGTGTTTATGTCATTCATAAAAAAAGCGGCCACCTTACACGGCAACCGCTTCACATACACATTAATTGAATCTAAACATATACCAACGGTGTTGGGTTAACCCCTTTTCGCGTTGTTTGCGGCAATATCTACGATTTCGTCGGCACTATATAACCCCATCATGATTTCGGGGGCATAGAGGCGACCAAAGAAAGCCGCGGCACGATATTTCAACATCAATTCCGGCATGGTTTTCCATTTCGAACCGGTTTTGTCAATCCATCCTTCGGCCTTTGCCATTTCCATTGTCACGGTTGGCCCGTCCAAAATCGTGTTTGATTGCTTATCCAATGCGACGGCCTTGCATGATGTCGGCGTTGATTCAAAACGCAATGTTCCAAACCGACCGCATGAATTGAGCGATGCAATAATAAATGACGAACCCCACGACGGCCGGCCATGAATGATGTGCAAATTTTGCATGACCATCAAAGGCGATGCATTCATCCGGTGGGCCATTTCCAATGCCACCATTGTGTTTGCAATGTTGCCTTTGTACTGATTGGGAACAAGGTCGGATGATGACAATAATTTGGCGATTCTTTGCGCGTGTTCAAATTGCGCGGGCGCAAACACCTGACCGGATTCACCGGTTGTGTTGCTGATGATTGTGATTTCGTTGTTTTCCATAATTAGGGGGTACAAATATAAACATGTTACAATTGTAAACAAATGGATTCGGTATATTTGCCGAAGTAATCATTGAAATCGTTGTTTTCATGTTTAAGGGGTTGTGTATTAGGGCGCAACCCCTTTTTTTTGTGCCATTCATTCACAAAATCATGTCATTCATAAAAAAATTGCAACTTTTTTCACAAAATGTTTGGTGGTGAATGAAAGGTGTACTAACATTGCATCAACATACAAACAACAACGACATGGAAGATTACAAAGGACATTTATTTCGCAGTTTGGGAAACAACCAATTAGACCCAAATCGCACGCAATGCGGTCGCCGCATGTGGGCAAACAGCAAAGGTGCTATGATGTTTAAATCAAGGGCATTTTTACAATTTGCACAATCAGTTGATGAAACGCATGTTTGCAAAAATTGCATGGCATGGTATAAAATAAACAAAATGGGGGCGTAATGCCCCCACATTAACCCAATACAAAACAACGAAACAATGGATATTATTTTTTTAATCATCGGAACGCCCATCACCATTGCGGTGATGTACGGCGCGCATTGCATTAAATTGAACACCAAGCGATTCAATCAAATGCCGGAGGCCAAACCCTATGAATTCGAACGCGATGAATACATCCCGGAATTCAATGAGTTCACACAAATGTTGCAACAACGCAGAATGTACAAAGGGAGGGCAGACAAATGATTTATGTATTTTTAACCGTTTCAACTTTGTGCGCATTTGTATTGTGGGCCATGTTGAATGCCAGCCGTGCGCAAGTGCGAGGCCTTGAAAAGAACATTTGGCGACAAAACAAAACCATTTTTGACAATGAATCAAAGTTGATGGCGCAAAAATCGCAGTTGGCCAATGTCAATGATAAGTTGACCACATTCCAAAATTTGTATCAGGATGTTCAACGCAAATATGAAGATTTGGTGTTGAAAGAAGCCGTACACCGTGAAAAACGCCGCGTGATTAAAGCAAACCAACGCGCAAAGAAAAGGGAGGCCGGAAAATGAGCGCAAAAATTTACGCATTCTTAAAACAAATCGAATCGGGTCAATTGCAAACCATGCGGGCCAAAGTTTACCACCGCATTCGATTGAATCAATCGATTTCAACCTATTCATTGCGCATGTATTTGGGCGCGCATCAATCCGTGACATCCGCATTGTCATCATTGGAAAATGATGGATTGATTCGCAAATCCGGTGAAGTATTATTGGGAAAACACATGTATTCACAATGGGTGGCCCACACGGATGTTGATGGAATCATCGCCCATGCCGAACATGTAAACCAGCGCAAAAAACATTTGTGGGTGAAGCGCGCATTTGAATCCGGATGGATTGACAATCAGGTTGCAACCTTTTTGCAAAAGTATTTGAAGAACGAATTGCATTTTGATGACACATATCACGATTGAACATGACGGGATGCGCATTCAATTGACCATCCCGCAAATCATCACAGAAAGCGAAATTGAAGATGTTAAACAACAAATTATTGACGCATTAAAATGAAAACCCCAATTGAAGAATTTATTGAATTCGTTGAAAAGTTTGCCAAATTTCAATTCACCGACCATGAAAAACAATTTTTCCGTATGAAAGAAAAGATTGACCAACAATTGGCATACAACGCCGGATTCAGTAAGGCCAAAGAATTATATTTTGTAGATAGAACAGCCAGCAAAAGAACAAATGAAATACGAAAAAACACCAATCGAACAAATTGAAATTCACTTTGAAAACACACAAACAATCACACAAAAAGAATTATTTGATTATTTACAAAAGTTAAAGGAATACGAAAAGAAAGTTTTCATTTACATCCATCAGGATGGCAAAAACACAATATTATCAAACCAAACATCAAATGACAGTATCAAAAGATTATTTTCGGGATTATGTAAAGGAAAAAAGTAAAAATTCGCGCCTATCGAATGACATTATGAGAATGCGCGCGTTTTACGAAAAGGAAATCGCATCGTTGAAAAACGAATTGATTTGCCCACGCATTACATTCAAAGCCCCGTTCAACGCAAAAATGGCCGACAATGTATCGCGGTTGGATTTGATGAATAGTGTTTTGCAAGTTTGTTGCGAGGTTGGAGCATTAACGCCGGGAACATTATTGGGGCGCACGCGTGATGGCGATGTTGTATTGGTTCGTCATATGTTTTCCTACATTTTGCGCATTCACTACCATTTTACATTTGCACAAATTGGTATGAAATTGGGCCGTGACCATTCGTCAATCATTCATGCGGTGAACACATTTTCATCATGGAAAGCACACGACAAACACGCCCGCGCAGTTTATCACAAAGCATTGGGAGTGTTGGAAATAACGGAAGATTATGGACAAAGCATCTAACACTTACAAGGAGCGTCAAAGCGTTGCAAACATGTCCGAAATGTGGTTTGTGGATTACATGGAAAGCGTTGGCATGCCGGTGCAAAGGTTTGGATTTGATGAAAAGGATGTGAACATCCATGGGTTTTGGAACATTCACCGGTTGATTCGCTCATTGCCTGATTTCGTGTATTTCAACGCCAAAAAACAACGCCTGATGTATTTTCATATTAAAGGCACAAACAAAATGAAAATCGATGATGTAATCAATTACAGCGCGTTTGAATTCCTATTTGGTTTGAATGCGGATTTGTACATTGTTTTTATGATGGAAAAAGATAAACCCGTGAAACGAACCATGCGCCAAATCCGTGAAATGATGACCGGATTGACAATTGCAAAATGGCACGATGGCAAACAATATGTTGCATTAAATTTAAATGAATTAAATGGCAAAGGATAAAAAATCATTTGTGTTGTATTGCGACATAATACACACAATCGAACAATT